AATACTCATACATTCAATTAACAGACGAAGGCAAGCGCCAGTTAATGCGTGAATTAAGCCGTGAGCTAACCGACAAAAAGATTGCAGAACTCATGGATCAATTTGCCGATGGTGTGAAAACAGACAGCAACGGCGAACCATATATCAAAATTGACCGTGACGAGGTGTTGATGTGTGCTGTGCCAATGTACACCCACTTTATTGACATTAACCACATTGAAACCGTGACAGCTAACGAGGAAGATTATGAATAAGCGTAACTGGCCTTACGGCACGGACAGAAGCGAACCTAACTGGACGGGTCGCACGGCTCGACAGATGCGTGATTACAAACGACCTGATGACCGTATACCGCCAGTTGCTTGGGTAATGGGTTTGTTGGCGTTGGCTTTAGTGTTTGGTTTCTTTCCCTTTCTAAGCTTGGTGATGCAATGAACGAACGAATAAAAAAGTTGGCTGAACAAGCGGGGTTTGATAAACATCACGCTGAACATGATACTAGGATTGAACGCTTTGCCGAACTTGTGCGCCAAGATGAGCGTGAGGCTTGTGCGAAGATCGCGATTAAGTACGAACCGACTGAACGACAACCTTATGTTACTTATGCCGCAGATGAAATCAGAGCAAGGGGTGAGAAATGAGCCGTGAAGCAATGCAAAAAGCTCTGGATGCGTTGGAGTACCACACGATGCAAACTAGACCGATTACCCATACGGACAAAGCAATTGAAGCACTCAAAGAAGCATTAGCCGAGCCTGAGCAAGAGCCTGTGTGTGACAAAGACCCGAGCCTATGCGGGTTCGTTCAATGCCAGCTTGGTAAGACTTGCAAGAACACACCGATAAACACCATGCCAACAAAAATATTTGCCCCGAACCTTGAGCAGATTCTTAACGCAGCGGGATTTTACAGGCGTGAATGGGTCGGGCTGACAAAACATGAAATTTGGGAATGTCAAAAGCCTGGGCTATCGGATGATGTCTATAAACTTATTGAAGCCAAGCTCAAGGAGTTAAACACATGAACCAAGTTGCTCGCAACACCGACCCGTCAACCAGTTGGGCGGCAGCTGACTCTGCAAAGACTCTAGCGGCTCAACACGCCACGATTATCATCCAAGCCTTGTGCAAGTATGGGGCAATGGGGAAAGACGGTATAGCCTCGATTACGGGACTTGATGGCAACCAGGTTGCCAGGCGGCTTAGTGAATTAGAACGCAACCATGAAATCTTGCTAACTGGTCGCAATGTGCAGAGCAAAAGCGGTCGGGCAGAACGGGAATGGAAGGTTATGCCAAAGCAGATGGATTTGATATGACATGGAGCAATTAAATGAGTTGGCTCTTTTCGCAGGCGCTGGTGGAGGAATACTTGGGGGACACCTCCTTGGATGGCGAACCGTCTGCGCCGTTGAATGGGAACAATACCCAGCAAGCGTATTGTGCGCCCGACAAAATGACAAAATTCTCCCGCCTTTCCCAGTATGGGATGACGTACAAACCTTTGACGGAAACCCGTGGCGAGGAATTGTTGACGTTGTATCTGGAGGATTTCCATGCCAAGACATCTCCATTGCAGGAAAAGGAGATGGCCTTGAAGGAAAACGATCATCAATGTGGCAGCACATGGCACGGATTATTGGCGAGGTTCGACCAAGATACGCATTCGTGGAGAACAGTCCAATGCTCGTTAATCGGGGACTTGAACGAGTCGTTGCAGACCTTACCAGCATGGGGTATGACAGTCGGTGGGGAGTTATATCTGCGGCAGACGTTGGTGCGCCCCATAGACGAGAAAGAATCTGGATATTGGCTAACACCAAATTGCATGGACTCTCTGCCCCCCAGGTTGCCAGATGCACTCAAGAGGCAATACGAAAACAACAGGCAGGGTCGCACAACACACTCGACTTTGCGGGAACAAGTGGTTTATCCACCACCCAACCAGATGTGGCCGACTCCTGCAGCAAGGGACTACAAAGGGGCAAACGGCTACAAGACAACTCAAGAGAAAATATCGGAGGGCAAACGTTCTCATATGGGGCAACTGCCAAATGCGGTGATGATGGAAGAGAAAGCAGCAATTGGTGGGACTTTGAACCCAACGTGGGTAGAGTGGCTGATGGCGTGGCCGCTAGGGTGGACAGACTTAAAGCCCTTGGAAATGGGCAGGTTCCCTTGTGTGCGGCTACCGCATGGGAGTTGCTCAAATGAGTGAATACAGCCCACATCCCTGCATAGAATACATTTACGACAACGCACCTCATTATGCCAAGGCAAAGGGTGAACTGGCGCAGCTAGAGGCGTTTAAATCAAGCCTAAAGGCTATTCTGATGAAGAAGTCTGGCGAAACCACAGCAGCTGCCCAAGAACGCGAGGCATACGCTCACCCTGATTATCAGAACTTGTGTGACGCAATCGGCGCAGCAACTGAGAAAGCCGAGTTGTTAAAGTGGCGGCTGACCAGCGCACAACTCCGTTTTGATGCCTGGCGCACAGAGCAGGCCAGTAACCGACAAATTGAGAAATTAACGAAATGAGCCACGAATTACTAAAACAGGTAGCTGCAATAACAAATAAGAAAACCACAAAACTATCAGCAACTGAAGTTTTAGAACTTCAAATATGCGCTTCAGTCTTAGACTTTATTGACGATGTTGGCAGCGTAGAAGAACTAAGGGCAAAAGTTAATACCTTTTTAAAGGGTAAAAAATGATCGACTATTCTGAAAGCCTGATTAAAATTGCCGTGTTGGTCGCTCATTACCGTAAACTTGTTTTGCAGGGTAAATTTGACGCAGCAGCTGACGCAGCCGTGGATATGCAGATTGTGGTGGTTGACTTGCAACAATGGACTGAGGCTCAAGTTGACCAAAGCGCAACGTAAACACTTTGAGAAACTGGCTAACCTTGGATGCTCACTTTGTAGACACTTGGGGTATGGGGAAACCCCTAGCCACATTCACCACATCAGAAGATTAGGAATGAAACGTGAAAATGCGCCCGTCATTCCGCTATGCCCGACTCATCATGTGGGCAATGATGGGGTACATGGATTGGGCAAAAAGGCGTTTGCTGAAAGGTATGGGGTCACAGAAGAAGATTTATTAAATCAAACTGAGGCATTGTTATGAAATTATTTAAACAATTTACTTTTGAAGCCGCTCACACATTACCGGATTATCCACAGGTTCATGGTCATACTTACCATGTTGAAGTTTGCATTTGGGGTGAAAATTCAGACGATTATGTAATTCGTGAGGCTGAAGTTACAGATGAAATATTAATTGTTAAAGATTTGCTTGACCATAAATACTTAAACGATTTTATTGAAGTACCAACTAGCGAAAACATTGCTAAATTTATTTGGAACGAGCTAGAGCATTTCCCATTGGTCGGTGTAAAAGTTGAACGACCATCATTAGGATTTGGCGTAATTTATCAAGGTGTTGAATGATTCATTATCATGGTCTGCCAATTACACCTGGTACTGCGGCGGCCCTTGCAATCACAACAGGCCATGCCTTTATTAGTTATGCCCATCCTGAACAATTGCCAATTGCCATTGAAGTTTGTCAAAGTTTTGCCGTAGACAATGGTGCATTTAGCGCATGGAAGAAAGGAAAACCGATACTGGATTGGTCGGGCTATTACGAATGGGCAGCAAAAGCTAAACTCGTTCCGTCTTGTGATTTTGCGGTGATTCCTGACGTAATTGACGGCAGTGAGGCTGATAACGATGCGCTATTAGCCGAATGGTCATTGCCTAAGTGGTTTGGCGCACCAGTTTGGCATATGCATGAATCATTTGATCGGTTAGAACGGTTAGCAAATGATTATCCAAGGGTTTGTTTAGGCAGTAGCGGCAATTACGCAACAATTGGCACACAACAATGGTGGCAACGTATTGCCCAAGCAATGCGGGTAATTTGCAATGATGACGGTCAACCGTTAGTAAAGTTGCACGGCTTGCGGATGTTGAACCCTGAAGTATTCACAAAGCTACCATTTGCGTCAGCTGACAGCACAAATATTGGCAGGAATATCGGAATAGACCAATCTTGGAAGGGAAACTATATGCCACCAAGCAAAGAAGTCAGGGCGCAAGTAATGAGAGCTAGAATTGAGTCGCACAATGCGCCAGCACGTTGGAATTTCTTTGTGCCTGAACAAATACAACAATCTTTGTTATGTTAGCCACGCTACAACTTCCCTTGCCACCGTCAGTAAACGCTTACTGGCGCAATTTCCACGGCAGAACAATACTGTCTAAGGCTGCGAGGGACTACAAACAAACCGTCAAAGACTACGTTTTAATCAACAAAATCCCATACTTTGGCGATGCCCGACTTCAGGCCATTATCACAATATTCCCTAAAGACCGTAGAAAACAAGACTTAGACAACAGACTTAAAAGTTTGCTCGATAGTTTAGAAAACGCAGGCATTTATGACTCAGATTCACAATTCGATAAGATTGAGATAGCCAGGGGAGTGATTAAAACTGGAGGTGGATGTACAATCGTGATTGCTACCCTTTGAGGTTAGCGTTAACAACGCAGAATCAACCTTTCGCGAAGGTTACAAATGTCGATTAAGAAATACTCACAAGAAAGCAAAGACAAGATCAGTCTGATTGTCCTAAAGGCAATGAGTGACGAAGGCTTGAGCTGCTTTAAGGCTTGCCAAAAGGCAGGAGTGCCAAACAGCACGTTCATGCGATGGCTTGATCTAGACGCTGCGTTAGCGGAGAGATACACACGAGCTAGGCATGATTTGATCGAGCGAATCGCTTCCGATATGCTTGATATTACCGACCAAGACGTTGGATTGACCATCGATGGCAAAAAGGACTGGATGGCGGTTCAAAAGCAGCGTCTCCAGGTCGATACCCGTAAATGGCTACTTTCTAAGCTCGCACCTCAGAAGTATGGGGATAAGCTCGAGCTAAGTGGCGATCCAGAACGACCATTGTCAATTCAGAGAATCGAGCGTGTGATCGTCAAGAATGGGTAAGACCCTCCAGCTCAAGACTCCAGAGTGGGCTGTGCCGCTGCTAGACCCGTCACGATACAAGGCAGCTTGGGGTGGCCGAGGCTCAGGCAAGTCTCATTTCTTTGCTGAGATGATGATCGAGACCCACATCATGGATCAGAAGCGTCGCAGCGTCTGCGTGCGTGAAATCCAAAAGTCACTCCAACAATCGGTCAAACGGCTGCTTGAGACAAAGATACAGGCGATGAACGCTGGCGCCTACTTTGAGGTTCAGGATGCGGTCATTAAGTCTAAGAAATGCGATGGCGCGATTATCTTTCAAGGTATGCAAAACCATACAAGCGACTCAATTAAATCGCTAGAAGGCTACGACTGCGCCTGGGTGGAGGAAGCTCAGAGCCTAAGCCAGACGAGCCTTGATCTTTTGCGCCCGACAATCAGAAAGCCAAACTCGGAGCTGTGGTTCTCGTGGAATCCTAGACAGCAATCAGATCCTGTCGATTTTCTGCTGCGTGGGCCAGAGCCGCCAAAGGATGCTCAGGTCATCAAGGTCAACTTTAGCGACAACCCTTGGTTTCCCGATGTACTCCGTGACGAGATGGAGTACGACCAGAGGCGAGACCCAGACAAATATCAGCACGTCTGGCAGGGTCAGTATCTGACAAACAGCAACGCCAGGGTGTTTCGCAACTGGAAGATTGACGATTTTGAAGCCTCACCAGAGGCAATCCACCGTCTGGGCGCAGATTGGGGATTCGCCATTGACCCGACAGTGTTGGTGCGATGCCACATTATTGGGCGCACGCTATACATTGATTACGAGGCGTACATGGTTGGGTGCGAGATTGTGAACACGCCTGACCTGTTTATGACCATTCCAGAGGCAGAGAAGTGGCCAATCGTGGCAGACTCAGCGCGGCCAGAGACCATCAGCCACATGAGAAAGAACGGGTTTCCTAAGATCATGGGCGCAGTCAAAGGGGCGAAGTCTGTCGAGGAAGGCATCGAGTTTCTCAAGAACTACGACATCGTGGTGCATCCAAGGTGCAAACACACGATTGACGAGCTGAGTCTATACAGTTACCGTACCGATCCGCTGACTGGACGGGTGCTGCCGCTGCTGCAGGACAAGAAAAACCATGTGATTGACGCACTGCGTTATGCTTGCGAAGGTGTCAGAAGAACGAATATTTCTAAGGTTCAGAGCTTCACACCCTTGCCAGTTAGTAACAAATGGTGATTTAATACGCACAAAGAGGATAAACATGGCACGCATACCAACCGATCAACGTTTGGCAAACTTGCACGCTGAAGCTCTGCGCCAGTACAACGACATCCAGACTGCGCTGCGGGACGAGCGTCTCCAATGTTTGCAGGATCGACGGTTTTACTCTATTTGCGGCGCACAATGGGAAGGCCCACTCTACGATCAGTATGAAAACAAGCCTCGGTTCGAGGTCAACAAGATTATGCTGTCGGTCATTCGCATCGTTAACGAATACCGAAACAACCGAATCACAGTCGACTACATCGCCAAAGATGGCGCAGAAGATAGCCTGGCTGACACTTGCGATGGGCTTTATCGTGCTGACGAGCAAGACTCGGTGGCCAACGAAGCCTATGACAACGCTTTTGAAGAGGCGGTTGGTGGCGGTATTGGCGCATTCAGGCTCAGAACCGTTTACGAAGATGACGAAGACGAGGACAATGACCGCCAGCGCATCATCTTTGAGCCGATCTTTGATGCTGACAGCTCGGTATTCTTTGACCTGAACTCCAAACGCCAGGACAAGTCAGACGCTCTGTTTTGCTTTGTGGTCAACAGTATGACCCGCGAAAGCTACAAAGAAACGTACAACGATGACCCGACAGACTGGCCAAAGATCATCCATCAGTACGAGTTTGATTGGGCAACGCCTGATGTTGTGTTTGTCGCTGAATACTTCAAGGTCGAGGAAGTCGCTGAGACCATCCGCATCTTTCAAAGCATTGACGGAACAGAAGAAAAGTACCGTCAGGATGATTTCAGGAACGACGAGACACTAGAAGATACCCTTTTAGCCATTGGCAGCGTCGAGGTTCGCCAGCGCAAGATCAAGCGCAAGCGTGTGCGTAAGTACATTATGTCTGGCGGCAAGGTCTTAGAGGACGCAGGATATATCGCTGGCAACTGCATCCCTGTTGTGCCTGTGTATGGCAAACGGTGGTTCGTGGACAACGTTGAGCGTTGCATGGGTCATGTGCGTCTGGCCAAGGATGCCCAGCGTCTGAAGAATATGCAGCTCTCGAAGTTGGGTGAGATTAGCGCATTATCAAGCGTTGAGAAGCCAATCCTGACTCCAGAACAAGTCGCTGGCCACCAGATTATGTGGGCTGACGATAACCTAAAGAACTATCCTTACTTGTTGGTCAACCCAATCACAGGTGCTGATGGAAGCACTCAGGTGCAAGGGCCACTGGCGTACACTCGCAGCGCACAAATCCCACCAGCGATGGCGGCATTGCTGCAGATCACCGAATCAGACATGAAAGAAATCTTGGGCGCATCGTCTCAAGGTGAGCAAATTGTCAGCAATATCTCAGGCAAAGCGGTCGAGATGATTCAGACCCGTCTCGATATGCAGACCTTTATCTACATGAGCAACTTTGCGAAAGGCATGAAGCGATCAGGCGAAATCTGGTTGAGCATGGCGCGAGACATTTATGTGGAAGAAGGTCGCAAGATGAAGGTTATCGGTCGCACCGAAGAGGTGAGTACCGTTGAGTTGATGCGACCAAAGGTGTCCGAGACTGGCGAAGTCATCATGGAAAACGATCTGAGTCGCGCTAAGTTTGATGTAAACGTTGATGTCGGCCCATCCTCATCGAGTAAGCGTGCGGCAACCGTTCGGGCGTTGACAGGCATGATGGCAATTACCGACGATCCACAGACCAAGCAAGTTCTGCAAGCGATGGCCATGATGAACATGGAAGGCGAAGGCATTGGCGATGTGCGAGACTTTTTCCGTAAGCAACTGTTGCGTCTGGGCGTTGTCAAGCCGACAGAGCAAGAGGCTGAGATGCTTGCCCAAGAGCAGCAAATGCAGGGTCAGCAGCAAGACCCGAATGCTATCTTCCTGCAGGCAGCGGCTGAAGAGGCAACGG